GGCGCCGTGGCCGGCGGCTGACGACACCCCGAACCACGCCGCGAACAGCAACCGACCGGGACATGAACAGAGCGTGCCGGCGACGGATGGGCGCTACAAGGAGCGGGCGGCGGAGCCGCCGGCGCAGTAGCAGGGACAATTTTCCATCCAATTACTTGAACAGCATTTGCATTGTCTTTGTAGAACAGCTTCCCATCAGTAATATTGATGGCCAATTCGCCGTTGGTTAGATTTCCCGTAGACGGCGCAGCACTAGCTGTACTGCTGTAGTACAGTTGGATTGGCGTGTAGCCAGTTTGAGCCATTAGAACGTACCCCCAGAAACTACGATTGCCGTATTGGTAACGCTAGTCAACTGGCCCTGCGCATTTACCGCAAGCACCGGAATTATAGCCCCAGAACCATACGTCCCGGAAGTAACCCCGGTGTTGGTAATGCTGAATTGATTGACCGAAAGAGTAAGCCCGGTCCCCGCCGTGTACGAAGTAGCCCCGGCAGAGAATTGCGTAAACACAAGCGCTGTCGTTCCAATCGTAATTGGCTGCAGCGTTGTCTGAACCCAAGAACTATTTGCGTTAACGGTGCCCGACTGAACAAACAGGTAGTCACCAGTATTAACCTGATTGTATGCCGTCCCGCCAGTATTGTAATCAGTGGAGCGAGTCAAAATGAACGGCGCAGCACCCGATCCAGTTTGCGTAACGTCATAAACCCCATTCTGCAAGCCAGCGGCCTGATTCTTGACTAGAATCCTCTGACCAACCGTTACCGCAACAGAGTCAACCGTCAGCGCCCCATTGGCCGTTGCCGTCAACGTTGCTCCAACTCCTGCCGTGCCATTGCTGTAAGTACAAGACGCTAACGCAGCCGTTGTCGCCAACTGACAAGCCGCGTGGTACTTCAAGCCAACCGCAACCGAATCAACGTAGCTCTTGTTTGTAATGCTGGTCGCAGCAACTGGAGCGTCTAGAATTGTGCCGCTCGTTGTCGAAATTGACGTGAACGCACCAGTTGAAGGCGTCGTATTGCCAATCGGGCTGTTGTCAATCGTCGCGCCCGTGTACGCGCCATCAGAAATGGTCTTGCCGGCAAACGCCAATGCAGTCGCAAGATTCAACGTTACCGCAGGAAACCCAACCGCAGTAATCGCACCAGCAGTTCCAGTGATTGATGTAACCGGCGCAGTACCGTTAGCCGCAGACGTAACCTGACCCTGCGCATTGATTGCCAATGTCGGGTAAGTATAAGTCCCCGCCGCCACCCCAGTAGCAGTGATGGAGATCGTCCCGCTAGTCGTAATGGTCCCGCCAGACAACCCCGTCCCAGCGGTAATGCTACTTACCGTTCCACCTCCGCCAATCGGACCCCATGCGCCTGCGGAGTACCCCTCAAACCCTATTGTGGTCGAGTTGTATCGCATCATCCCGTTAACTGACGAGACGGGTCTGTTTGCGGTAGTTCCGATTGGCAACGTAGCGCTCGCGGTTCCCGGCAGAACTACGTTGTCCGCCAAACCAATCGTTGGCGCTCCAGAAACTCCATCACCGTTGGTAACGGCCACTTGATCCGCCGTCCCAGTAATTGACGTAGCACTGACTGCACCCGCGGTCGTAATCTTCAGCAGGCCATTTGCACTGACACCGGCCAATGCAAGTACATTGCCCGTCAGAGAAACCGTTGGGTTGCCAGAGACTCCACTACCGTTTGCGATTGAGATCCCGTTGCCAGAAACCGCAATGCTTCGCGCTACAACCGTCGTTCCGGAGTTCTTGACAACAACCCCAGTGCTAGCCCCTTCAAGGCTCCCAGAGGCCCCGTTAAGGTTGATCTGGATGGTCGAGCCGTTGTTCGTTAAGCCGATCCCGGTCCCAGATGCTAGCGATCTTGAATTTACAAGGCTTGGCTCCGTCGTGACCGTAAGGAACGATTGAGTCAGATTCCCCGCAGACGAGATTGATCCGGTCGTTGTACGTACAGTCTGACCGTTCTGTACGATAGGAACCGACTCGTTGCCCGTTAGGGTTGCAGCCGCAGGTAATTGGAGAATCGTTACTTGTGCAGACATTACTCTTGGCTCGGTGGACTTGGAGCAATCGTATCTTCGTTACCCGTGAGAGTCGGGATCTGCGTATTGCCTTCCGTTGAGATTTGAAACTGGTTGCTGCCCTCAGTCAACAAGTAGTCGTCATTCGCGGCAACACTCACATCAGGACGCGGGAACCTAATTGTAATCCGTTCCGTCTTCCTTGCGGGTAATCGATACGGGTCAAATTGATCAGCGCACCCGGTGTCGCAAACCTGCAGCCCCGGAAAGTTTGGATCCGGCCTCAACACTAAATGCGGATATTTGAGCTTACACCGGTCGCAGATTGCGATTGCAATATCAGAATAACCACGAGTATCAAGAAACCTTGGCATCTATCTAGAATATACAGAAATATTTGGGGCAAAATAAATCGGACTTTTGTCTCTCTCTTCAGATTCAGCTAATGCTAAATACTTTTCGGCTTGATTTTCAAGATATTGCACGCGCTCTAATGGCACGGCAGGTAACTCTAGGCTCATGCGATGAGCTAGCATCATTACCGTTGCCTCATACCATCTCTGAGGTACTTCTAACTCATTCGTAAGCGCACCAACATCGTCAATCTGCCGCGAGTACCAAACCGTCATCTGCACAAACGGATCGCTTGGCACTGGCCACAGGTACATCTTGGACTGAGGAATTGTGCGATTGAACCAGAACTGGAACGGCTGATTGGCCGTAAAGTTCTTGTTCGGAAGGTTGGTGTAATCGTCTCTGTTCAGACGCGCCATCGTGATCTCTGTTGAGTTATTGCCGAAGAACAACTCCCGCAAACTCAACGTACCCGTAATTGCTCTGATCCGATAGTACGGAACTGTGTAGCCCGGATCGATGTCATACCAGAGCCATTCGTTGTCAACCCAGACGGTTGGTCCGGGAGCGGCGATTGTGGTCCATGTACTTCCGTCAGAGGAGCACTCAAATACCACATTGAACGTGCCAGAAACGCCCGGTAGTACGCCGATTGATCCGATATAGACCGGATTCGTTGATCCATAGTTAACCGAAATGTTCCCGCCAGCAGTCGTCTGAGTGCAGATAGTGTCAATGTTGCCATCAAAGGCATTCTCAACTGTTCCACCGGCGCTGGATGAGTAAGACCCAGACGGACGGGCCATCTTCCTGTACAGCGCTTGCAATACGTCGTTTCCGCCAACAGGAAGGTCGTATATGTACTGGTCGGCTTTCAGGCCGTACACTTTTTTGCTTATTGCCCAATACTGAATCCCAATATTGATGAGGTTGGACAAAAGGAAGAACAGCGACTCACGAGCAGACGTTACCTGCTCCGAAGTCAGTTCCTCCGCAAGTTTACCGGCTCGTCGTGCACCGTGGTCGATCAACTGCTGAACATTGATGACCGTGGTGCCAACGGTTCCGCTGTATGCCACTTACCACTCCAAAATTTGTGGTAACCTACAACTTCCACTACTGTACAACGAAAAAATCATGTTGCCAATCCAGTCTGAATTGAGGTCGATGCTTGAGTATGATTCACTTACAGGAATTGTAACTTGGAAAGAAGGAAGATCAAACATGGTCAAAGGAGAGGTTGCCGGTTGTTTGCATTCAAGTGGTTACAAGGTTATGACTTTTAATTCTCAAACACACAAATTACATCGAATTATTTGGATTTATTTGTTTGGTCATATCCCGGACGGTTTTTATATTGACCACATAAACGGAAACAAGGTTGATAATAGGCTTGAAAATTTAAGGCTTGCGACAAACAATCAAAATCAACAAAACAGACCGGCACCAAAAAACAGTTCTTCAGGCTATCGAGGAGTCACTTGGCACAAAAAAATAAACAAATGGATGTCAAGAATTTGCCACAACGGAAACAGAATAACAATTGGTTTTTTTGATTCCGCACAAGAGGCTTACGATGCTTACAGAGAAAAAGCAAACCAATTATTTACTCACCATGACCGTCTACCATGACGGACAGTTCCAACGCTTCATTGAGGCCCTAGCTCGACTTCCCTCCTCGCTCTTCTCGGCCACCGGACCCATACGGGCACAGAACGAATCACGCCTTGCTCCCCCTTGGGGTTGCGGTGCCTTGAGATTGGATCCGGTCTCGCTATTGTACTTTGCTCTGCCCTTTGCCGTAAGTCCTGCGCCTTGATCTGCAGGCAATTTCTCGCCTCGACCGATCGCTAGACTCGGGCCGCCATCCTTCATCTTTGCGGTCTTTGCAGACTCCTTGAAAGCCTGCGCGGTCGGAGCCCCCGCAGAACCCGGCTTGCGCATCTTCTCGTCGCTGCCCTCGGCTATCCTCTTCCTCTTGGCTGCGATGTTGGCGTACAAACCACCGCCCTTCATCTTGGCTTCATCTGCCGCAGCAAAGTCCTTGCCAACAGACGTTGGAATGCCAACTTTCTTTGCAAACTTTGGATTATGCGCCACCGCCTCCATTAGGCGGTGTTGGGCTGGTGATTTGCTTGGCATGATTATGCGTAGGATTTAACCATTTCGAGAACAACGGTGTATGTGTCACCGCTACTGGCGTCTACCGTGCTGAATACAATATTACCGTTTTTACCGGTTCCAGCGTTATTTGTAATACCGCCAAAATTTGAAAAATCGTTTTCGTAGTTAGTGTTTATTGTGGAAAGAAAGAATGGAACGTCCGTTGAAGCGTCCCAATACATTCGGACTTCCATGCCGTGACACACAGACGTAATTTTAGTAACCGTCACTCCGGTGCAAGCCTTGCCAGAATTGCTTGCTGTCAAAGTTGATACGTTGACTTTTGTTACCGCGGTTTCACCAGTGCCATCACTGATGTTTGTAAACTTCATAATTGCAAGACGCTCACCGTCAAGAAGCGTTTGAGTTGTTACTGCATCAGCCATTCTGATCTCCAATGAAGACAGGGACCGAAGTCCCCGCCCTTAACAGACTACGCCGCCGCGCTTCTTGCCAGGCTCAACCGTCCGACTAACTTCGCGCTCAGTTTCCGTCACCGAGCCCTTGCCAGGACTAATTGCATCAATCACAGCCTTGCCCGCCTTGCGAACCTTGCGAGGGATGTACAAAAGGGCGTCCTTCATGGCCTTCGCATCGGCCTCGTTCTCTGCCGTCTTGCGACGATAGAAGTCCGCGTTAGGATCTCCACCCTCGGCCATCATCACCGCCCCGCCCTTCTTATAGGTGCCGGAGAGTTGGTTGATGGACACTGGACCTGCAGGCTTCTTCTTGCCCTGCGGCATCTGCTCCGGGCCACCGTCGTGCTGTACGCGGCCGCCCTCAGCAAACTTTTTTGCAGCACCGCCTTTGCGGAAACCGCCAGCGTTAGCCATCGCCACACCACCAGTCTTGAAGCCGCCATTGCCGTTCACGACACCGCCAGTCTTCAGGCCACGATGACCCTTGCTAGCAGGCATATCCTCGTGCTTGGTCAGCTCCTTCTTGATGCCGGAAAGCTCCTTCATCTCGGCCTTGTGGACCTTGGGGGACTCCATCTCGCCGCCCTTCTTCATGGCAGGAGGCTTGGGAGGAAGGCTAGGTGGCATCTCTGGAGCAGTGGCCATCAGAGACTCTGCACGGCCCGCAGGAGCCCCAGCAGCACCACTGGCCATCATTGCACGACGGCGAGCTGCCAGCGATGGCTTCTTGGGCTTGAGGCCGGGCATCATCCCACCCTTAGGGGCGCCGATCATTGCACCCATCGGCATTCCACCATTGGCCATCTTCTTGACCGCGCCGCCCTTTTTGAGTTTTAGCTCAACCGTAGGCTCGGTCGTCTCCATCTTTACCATTGGTTTGAATTCACGCATGATTCATTACTCCTTATGCCTGAGTGACGCCCAGAGCGCCGACACGGGTTGCATTGGGGCCGACTGCGATACCTGGCAGCGCAATTGTCATCACCGTACGAACAATGCCGTCGGAAGCGGTGGCCGGGGTATAGGTTCCGCGAACATCTCCGGTACCACTCGTGGCGGTAGCCATATCAGCGGCAACAAAAGTACCAGCGTCTTGCGCCAACGTGCTATTGCTCTTAACACTAGAGACGTAGGCCACGTTGAACACTCGAACCGGCAGCCCTAGAACGTCACTTGTACCGATTACAACAGCAGTTGCGGAACCCGCGATCGTTGCGCTAGTGACTTGGAAGAACGCTTTCTTGCCAGTTACAGCGGTGGCGGCGGTTGCAACGGTGATAACTTCACTCATTGCCTGGCCGTAGTAGTCGTAGCCGTTAATAGTGAACGCACGAGCCGTTGTAGAGCAGTTCACCTTGATAGCGCGGGGCAGGTCCAACTGAATCGCCGTCGTGCCATCGTTGCGAACAACAGACTTGGCCGATGTACCAGCCGTCAACGTCACCGCGCCTGCGCCTGCAGCCGTCTGCGATGCGGCAACGTTGTTGGTCACGGCAGCCTGAGGGATAACGTCCCAAATGTAGACGCGGCCCAAAGGACCAATCCCCAAATCCATTGGCGACGGGTCATCAAACGTGATGTTGCCGTGCGCGTACATCGTGGTGCTTGAGGCAGTCACCGACTGGTTGATGGTGTAAGTACCAATACCGCCAGTGCCCGTGCCGAATCCGGTAATGTAGGTGCCGTCGGTCACGCTCGAACCGTCAACATACATACCCACAACAATGGGGGCGCCCTGCAATAGCGCAGTCACGGTCAATGTCGTAGAAGACATCGAGCCAGTAAAAATCGTGGTGTAAGGTCGGATACCCGTGCCCATATACGTTTGGGCAGGACCGAGAAACAGATCATCTGAAAATGAAGGCATGGAATTGCTCCTTGAAAAGTTTATTCCATCAATAAAAAAATGGGGGGAGGCCTTTTGAACCGCCCCCCTTCCAGGCGCTACTTAAACGCCCGGAGTTCCGTACATTGCACGAGGATCGGTGAACCCAAGGTCGTAACGCTCAGTTGCCTTGTAGCGCATCGAATCGGTCTCAAAGTCCCCTTCCATCGTCTTCTCAAGCTTACGGCGCATCAGAAGCTTCATGCCCTCTGGAGCGTCGGTCTGCACCCACCATGCGGAGGGGTTGGTCAGACGGGAAAGAACGGCCGCGCCTTCGTCCAGCAGCCCAATCGACTTGATCGGGTTGATGTCGTTGTTGGCGTTACCCGAGCGCAAAACACTCTTGAGCAGCACTTCAGCCTGGAAGACGTTGCCAGGAGCGACCACCAGTTGGCGGGGCACCAAGCGAATCTTCTTCTGGTTGTTGTCCACAGCCTGACGGATCTGGATCAACATCTGCTCGAGCGAGGTCTGGCTAAGGTTAGCGGCCGTCGTCAACAGGTTGCTAAACGTACCAGTAGCGATCGGGTGGGATGCCGAGTTAAGGGCAACACCGTCACCGCCAGCGTAGGACGAGTTAAACGCACGGTTGAGAACGTTCGCGGCCAGCGTCTCTTTGGTCTCAATCAACGACTGAGCAAGGTGACGCGAGTAAACCTGGCCGATACGGATGTGGTCGCCGTCTTCAACAAGCACCTTGGTCAATGCAAACGCCAAGCCATAGACGTTGTACACATAGCGCTTGAGGAAGAGCACGCCGCCCTGCTGATACGAAACCGGGGTCCCGTCTGGCAGTTGCGGAGCTGCGCCAAATCCATAAAGGACCGGCTCCTCGTGATAGTTGCGGGGGATACCGGTCTGTTCACGGAAAACCCGCGACCATTCATCGGTACGTTGATCATAGACTCCATCGAAGCATTCATTGAGGATTGGCTCAACGATGCTCCGGAAGTCAGTACTACGCATTGGAGCTGCCATGATTCAGTTCCTCCTATTACAGTGCAACCGGGTAGGCCGCAGTGGACGCCGCATTGGACGACACGTTGATAGCAGCGTACTGGTGCTTGGAGATCTGAACCCGCACCACAACGTATGAGTCGCCCCATGCATTGTCAGTACCAGGTGACAGGTCAACAACACGCATCACGCCAGTTCCGGCGGCACCAGCAGCGGTAGAGACGCCTAGGCCGGCGGTTGACAGGCCAGTGACGTTAGAGCCGCTGGAGACTGTGAAACCGGTGTTGGCCGAGAAGTTGTACTCGTCGCCGATAGAAGCCTGAGTGATCGTCGCATCAGTCTGAATTTCATAAACGATGTTAGGGTCGCTATAGAAATAGGTGACGCAAGATCCAGTTTGGTAAGCGGTGTTCGCTGGCCAGTAGTTGTTGACACGACGGCGACCCGTTGTATCAGTCCACTCTACGCCTGCGAAGGCACCAAGAATTGCATCCGATGCACCAGCAATAACGATGTTTCCACTCGTGTCTTGCTTGACCGGAGCCCCTTTAAGAATGTCGGTGTTGTAAGCCGACGCAATACCGTTTGCCAACGCTTGAGCGCGATCCAGACCAGAAGGATGGAACGCCGGGCGCAGGCCGAACGGAGCACTAGTTGCTGACATAGCATACTCCTAATAAAAGTTACCCTTGGAATACGGGCGTTTTTACATTTCGGTCAAAGTCACCAAATCCTTCGCCTTCTACTCGACCCAAACTCTTTCCAGAACTGTCCCTTGCACCTTGGAGATTCTCAACTTGGACTCGGATCTTGTCCGCCTCGTCGTTTGGCAACTCATGGTGCATATGCAACATCAAGTCCTGATAAACGTCCATCGGAAGCTTATACAAAACCATCTCATTGCAAGCAATGTGACCGATCTGTTCCCCAGCCTTTACGCGGTAATTCTCAAACCCAGGAAACTCATCCGCCGAAACGGGAACGTACCCAAGCCGCATCCGCTTATCAATGCTGTCGTAACTGTTTGTCGTCGAAAGCCAGCAAAGATGCCATCCTGGTAAAGAGGGCACTTTTGGTAGCGCGGTCTGTGTCCACTCGTCGCTCCACATCTTTCGACGTTCTTGCGCTGACATGAACTTCTCCTCTACAGGAGCCCTTGATGCGTCCTCACTTGCGCGAGTTTCGCGGCCGCCAAGGGAAAGCGGTTTCTTAATTCTAGCATCCATTTATGCGTTTTCCCGGTTAGTGCGATTCCAATTCGCATATTGTTTAATCATCTTGGCCCGCATCTTTGGATCGTCCCAAAAACCAGCGTCCTTCATCGCCTTTACACGCTCTGGGCTAACGTAAAAAGAATCACCGCTTGACTGAGCCGGAGACTCTCTTTCAGACCCAGTGACAACACTTCTGGGGCGTCGTTGTTTATTAGGCAATCGATCTCTCAATCTGGAATCAAGTTCTTCCCAGTACTCTTGAGAAGTTGGGTCATAATTTTCTTTAGCCAATTGCGCGTCAATTACTCGAGCAATATCGCTGTCCGTATCCCCGCCATTTGGGTTGAACCATTTATTGCGGTCCATCCACCGATTGGCATGGTCAATGACTCGAGGATCGGCCCGCGGGGGGGCATCAGCCTGCTCAATCATTGACTGCTTCTTCCAACGCCAATACTCAAGCTTTTTCTCGGCGTCAGACTGCACCTGGTTGGCCGAGACAAACGTATCTCCGTCAACCTCGCTCACGGCCTTTTTGACCTGGCTCAAGGCCCACTGATAACGCTCCTCCTCTTCTTGAATCTTCTTGTCCACGCCGGCAATTTCCGACTGGACGCCGCGGCGCTCAACGGCTGATAGGCGGTCCATCAGCTCACGGTTCTGGCGCTGCAGTAGCGTTAGCTGCGTGTCCTTCTCCTCATTAATCCGCTTGAACCGCTCCTTCTTCTCACGGCGCCGGTTGCGGTTCTGTTCTGACATCTCAGAGGTGGACTCTTCCGGCGAACCAGACTCTTCTGGCAAATCGACGGAAACAACAGCAGAGCCGTCCTGATCCTCAATTACCTCACCAACGTCCTGATCTAAAGTGTCTTCGGTCATACATACACCTTCATGTCAAGAGGATTGCCAGTCACAATCGCGATGGCCTCGTGATCGTTGAAAATGGCAAAAAGGGCCGGATCTTCCTTGTCTTCGCTGGGGACAGGAACCTCCCAGCGATCGCCACCCCACTTAGGGACGCGAATGTAATCACCCGCCTTGCACCAGGCGCCTTCCGGCCAGGGCATCTGAGTGTCACGGTGACAGAAAGCCAGCGGACCCAACGCAATGACCTTGGCCACCATGTTGTTCCACTTTTCAGTCTCCTTCGTCTCCTCCACGAGAATGATTCCCGAGCCCGCCGTCTTACGCTTGGTCCGCCTCAGTTGGACAAGAATCCGTCCACCTGCCGGACGCGCCCCCGGATCCACCGATGGGAAAGCCCATTCAAGTTCATTAGTTTGCATCACCGTCCTCAAGTAAGTTGTTAATAAAGTCCAAAGCCATCTGGAGGCCAATGCTCTGGCCCACCAGTCGCTGGTACGATTCCCAGCTGTTTGCGCCGGCCAACATTGAGTCGGCAACAAAACCCTTTTGCTCTTCAATCAAACCAATAAGATCGGAAATGATCCTCATTTCTTCTCTTTAGCCTGCTGAAGGGCCCCTTTCTTTTCATTGCTTTCTTTGAGTGACTGGCCGTCAAGCTTCTCACCCATCGCCATGCGCTTGTGCTGCTTCACATAAACGCTCTTTTGATCCTGATCATTGGTTTTCATAACCGTCCCCTTGTTGAATTAAACCACCCTCAGCCATACCCATTGAATCATCCCTAACCAATCCACCTTTTGCCATCTCAATAGCAATCTTGTCCTGGTCATTCCTCAACCCAACCGCATCACGCTCAATCTTCGCGGCCTCAATCTGTTCCTTGAGTTGCATTTCAAGCTCTTTTGAGCCATAACGCAGCTGCAGGTCCTTTTCAGCCAAGTCCTGATCAGCCTGCATCTTTTGAGTACGCAGGGAAGCCTCGGCCTGTAGTTCTGCCTGCTTGAGTTGCATCTCCTGCTGGTCTCTTTGCGCCCTGCGCTGGGTCTCGGCCATGCTGGTCTGCAAAAGAACCTGGGCGTCAGGCGGCATTTCGGGTTGTGGCTTGCTTTGCTGCGACTGCTGCATGATTTGTTGAATAACTGGCATGATTCCGGCCAAAGTTTCCTTCGTATCTAGCATGACGTGTTGAGATACGGCGCCAAATATCTTATCCATTGGCTTAGGATCGGTCATTGATCCATAATCTTCAACTGTTTCCCCAGTTGTCTTCTTAACATAGCCATTCATTCTGCTTAAATACCACAGAACAATGTGTTGTTTCAAGTGTTCAATGACCTTTGGAGAGAAAGTCGGCGCAATTAGCGGGTTTCCACCATATACAGGGTCCTTTGCATAGTCCAAATGCACCTGAATATGACCCAAATGATCCTGCTCTGGGTAAGCATTGGCCGATTGACCAATAGACATCGCCACATTCTCTGTTGCAGCATCAGCCTTCTCTGGTCCGGCGGTGTTAATCATTAACTCCGTGATATTCGGCACCTTGATTTGCTTTAAAAACCGCTGAATGACCGCCTGGCGATTGAACAAATCAGGGTTTTTCTCCATCAACGTCATGACAGCCTGCGTCTGCGCCATCCTCTGCGTCTCAGAGAAGATATGCGGGTCGCTGACAGGCGTTATATCGGCCGATCGGAAGAAATCCTCGCGGTTAATGTCCAGACCTTCCACCACCTCGTCACGCTGCATATCCTCCAGGTACCACTTGTTGATGCGCCCGAGCACCTTAAGTAGCCGCGCCTGGCTG